CTCTCAAGCGAAGGTTCAATTTTTCTGGCCATGTTTTTAATCTCGATACAAAAAATGGATGGTATCAGGCCAATGGCATAGTCGTCCACAACTGCCCAGTAAACACTGATTGCACTTGGGATCTAATCGCCAAATCATTTAATGAAGCAGACTCGGCTGTAAAGGCTATGACTGCTGGATTCGCAACATCTCCAGCCGCTCAGACGGGCGGTGGTGCAGTGAGATCTGAGTCTCTTGATTCAGATATCAAAGATGTGCATGGCGACAAGAAAAAGAAGAAAAGACAAGAGTCTCTGATGAGAGCTATCGCATTCGACGATATGGAAAAAGCAATGGAATTGGTTTTAGAGCGTCGTCCTGATTTCGATGAGGATGCAGCGGCTATTTTTATTAAACATCTTTTCATGAAAGGAGGACAGCTATGCTAGGTCGATTAGACGTTAGCGAAGTTGGACAATCTGTGTTGCATGACTTGCCCGAAAAGCAAGCCGCAGCCATTATGTCCAAGCTCGATGAGTTGATTGTATCAGTGCAGGCTTTATGTGCGAAGTTGGATGCAGATGGAGGCGTAACAGATACAGATTACGCCGCTACTGTTTCAGCTTCGTTAAAAGCCATTCAATTATCTTTATAACAAGGGAAGGAGTTTCAAATGAGCGTCAAAGTAACAAAAGACAAAGTTGAGAAAGCTCTTGCCTCCCTCGAACTAGCGTTGGCTGGCGATGGGGATGAGACGGTTAGCAAGGCGTCAGATGACGACCTTGATCAACCAGAGGGTGCGGATATGGGCAATCCTGCAAAGGATAAGATGTCTGATTCTGCCAAATCAAAAAAGGCGATGAAAAAAGCCGAAGATGAAGATGAGGGCGATGAAGATTCTGGTGAGCAAATGGAGAAGAAAAAGAAGTCTTTCGATAAGAAAGCTCCTCCATTCATGAAGAAGTCTTTCGACGATCTCCCAGAAGAAATCGAAACAAAGATTGACGTTTCTGATTTCCTCAAATCACTTGTCAACCATACTGGCGATTGTCTCGACAATCTGTCCGAGTTCGTTGCTAAAAGCGACCGCTTGAACAACCAGCGTTATGGAAGTCTTGAAGAGGCTGTTGAAGAAGTTCAAAAGTCTCAAGCCAAGATCGGCATCGTACTGAAGGCAATTTGCCAACGCATTGGCGTTATCGGTGCGGCTCCTGCCAACGCTCCCAGGTCTGAGACTGTTGTTAAATCAGCAGCAACAGCTACGGATCGTAGCTTCTCTTCTGGCTTAGAAGGCGAAGGAACAGAGGCTCCAATGTTTAAGAGTCTTTCGCAGAATCCAATCATCGCTAAATCACAAATGGCTAATGCTCTTTGCGATCTAGTCCGAAAGGGTGAAGCACAAGATTTGGATGTTATCGGTTTTGAGAGCGGTGGATATATCCGTCCAGAACTAGTTTCTAAACTAAAAACAGTTCTTAACTAGAAAGGGGAATGAATCATGTATCCAGCAGTAGATCCAAAGCAATTTGAATCGCATGGAGAGGGGTTCGGGATCTCCGACGCTCAAACCGTTGCAGACCTGAATAAAGCACTAACAGCGGGCTACGCAGTCGATCCTGGCACGCAATCACAAGGCGGAGCATTGCGGGTTGAGTCTCTTGACTCTACTCTCAAAGTCGTCTCGTTCATGGAAAAGAACATTGTCATGTACAATGCTATTCCTAAGACGAAAGCCTACAACACTGTCGAAGAGTATAACCTGCTCTCGAAGTACGGTGGACGTGGTGGTTTCTTCATCGAAGAAGGTGGACTTCCTAGAACTGAAGATTCCAACTACCAACGCAAGGCAGCGTTCGTGAAATTCATGGGAACAACCCGTGAAATTTCTCACCCAATGTTGTTGGTTCGTCCAGCACACGGTAACGTCGTTGCTCTTGAAACTAAGAACGGTGCAAAGTGGATGCTTCAAAGGATGGAAGAGTCTCTCTTCAATTCTAACTCAAGCATCATCTCGCAAGGATTCGATGGTCTTCGCAAGCAATTGCTAGACGGCTATTCTGATCCAACTACGGCTGGCGACGGCATCTCAAGCGTGTCTACTGAGCATATCTTTGATATGCGTGGTAAGACCTTGGGTGAAGCAGTATTTGAAGAAGCTGCTCGCGTTCTTTTGGATAACTACATGTATCCAACGCATTGCTTCTTGAACAACACGAACCACTCTGATTTCAACAAAGTATTCTTCTCCAAAGGACGCTACCAGCTTCCTGTCGGTGCAGACGCTACTGTTGGTTTCGTGGTTGATAAGGTCAAGACTTCTGGCGGAGTTGTTCAGCTTCATCCAGACGTGTTCCTTCGTGTCAATCAAACCGCTGCTGCTTCGGCAGACAACGCAGCGTCTCCTACGGCTCCTGCGACTGTCGCTATCACTGTCGGTGTTAAAACCACTTCTCGTGGATTCAAGGCTGGCGAGTATGGCACATACGCTTATAGCGTAGCTGCTATCTCAAAATCTGGTGAATCTGCTGCAACGGCTGGAAACGTGTCGGCTGTGATCACTTCGACTAACGTCGAGGCTACCATCACAATCTCTCGCGGTGCAGTATCGGGCAACGATTTGACTCAAGGCTACCGAATCTATCGCACACGTCTTGAAGACGGAGCGGCTGGCGTTAAGTATCTTGTTCGTGAAATCGCTTCTGCTGGTGCTTCGACTATCGTCCTTGACGGTAACGAAGATCTTCCAGGACATGGTACAGCATACATCGGTCAGATGGATGAAAGCGTGTTGACTCTAAGAGAGCTAAGCCCAATGCTTAAGTTCCCATTGGCAACCGTTGCATCGTCGATCCGTTGGATGCAGTTGTACTACAATGTTCCAATCGTGTTCCGCCCTCGTGGTTGGATCGTGGTGAAAAACATTGGATTCTTGAAGCAACCAGATCTTTCGCTTTAATCGCGTGATCTAAGAGTGGTGGGAGGGGTGAGATCCCCCTCCTACCCCTTTGTCGTTAGTTTGAAAGGACAAAAATGCTACTAGTAAATGAGAAACTTCCCAATTGTAAATTCGCTCATGGCAAAGAGATCATTGAAACTGATGCCTCTGGCCACATTGAGTTAAAAGATAAAGAGGCGGTCGTTGCATTCCTTGCAAGCGGCTTCACAGAAGTCCAACGCAAAGCATCTGCAACTAAGGTTGACGCTGTAAAGGTCGAACCCGTAGTTAAAGAAGAGATCTTTGAAGAGGCGGTCATTGAAGCTCCTCGTAGTGAAGACAAGCGTGCTCGCTGGTCCAGGAGTGAGAAATGAAAGAATTTGATCAGTACGGCATGGCTGGCGAGATTGATGCGGCAGAGCATTCTGCTCCTTCTTATTCTAAGAAAGTCATTCCAGGGCCGACGACATTCGCTCCTGATGATGATGCGACTCCAACAAGGACCAAAGATCCAATTGTTGGGGCAGTCGGCGGAGCATCTGCTGAGTTGACGCTTCTTCAGAATAAAGCTTATCGGGTGATTGCTGATGTTGCGATTTACTTCAGACTTTCTGTAACTGGATCAACGGCTGTGGCCACTGACATCTATTTGCCAGCGAATACTCCGATAATCATTAAGACAGAATTGTGGCAGAGGCTTGCATACATTCAAGTGGCTACTGGCGGAAATATCCAAGCAGTGGAAGTGAGATGAGCAATTCAGATTTCCATACAGTGAACTACTTGTTTGCTACCTATCTTCAAACAAAAGAGGGTGGCAGTCATCGTATCGCTAAAGTGGAGAAGATGAGACCTGGCAAGGCCAAGTTTCATTTTGAATTGACTCCATCACAGGCTGAAGATTTGCAATTGAAGTTCCATAATTCAATTTGTGCCGAGTTCGAGCAGTTGAGAAAGACCACTATTGATCTTGCCTATTGATTGGAGTGTCATGATCGAAGCTGTGGTGGTCTTAAGTTTAACAGTAGAGGCTTTGGTCAGTGAACCTGGATCTGTCGAAGCCCTCTATGTGAAGCCTCTCATTATTGAGGCGTTGGAGCAGTGAGATGGCTTGTTTCGCAAAAGCTTTTGAATTTTACTGTGGGGAAGATAAAACTCTTTCCATTCAAATAAACACGCATGACAAATCTCTTGATTGCAAGCAGCCATTGGATCTCACGGGTGCGACTGCAATCGAAGTTGAAATCCCAGCTAGTCCAGACAATCTGATATTCAGTCTTCTGACATCTCCGGTTGTCGTAGTAGATCAGCCGATCCTTGGTAAAATTCACATTGATTTAACGGATACCCAGACCAATCAGATGGTGACTGGTTCAATTATCGTTCGTATTACCAACAGTGGTAGGACAGTTTTTGCTGTTGCAGCGGCAGCGAGTAGGAAGCTTCTTATCCCTGATTGTTGAGGAGCGTCATGACTATAGCTAACAATTTAAGACCATATAGCGAAGGATTGATCCTCACTCCGCAGGAGTTGAAGGATATCTTTCTATTCGGTATTGATACGACAAATGATGATGGTGATGAGTTTCCTGAATCAATGTATGAGTTCTACATTAGATCAGCACAAGATTGGCTTTCAACCCAACTCGGTGGACTGGTTCTTTGTGAACAGGAGATCGTGAATGAGGCTCATGACTACTATATTAACGATTATGTCTCCTACGGCTTTATAAAGCTGTTTAGATATCCAGTCCAAGAGGTTTCGTCAGTTGGGATTCAATTTCCACTCGCAACAACTGTTTTGCAGTTTGATCCATCGTGGTATCGAATTGAATCTGCCGGAGCACAAGTGAACCTTGTCCCTACGCAGGGAACATTCTCAAGCATCCTCCTTTCTCAGGGCGGATCGTTTCTTCCATTGTTTTACTCTGGAATGCAAAGCGTCCCAAGCATCTGGCGTATAACTTATAAAGCTGGATTCAAAAAGGATCAGATTCCATTCAATCTTAAAGAGATCGTTGGGATGAAGGCTGCGATGGGACCGCTCAATACCGCTGGCGATCTTATCGCTGGTGCCGGTATAGCAACCAAGTCTCTTAGCATGGATGGATTATCTCAATCTATTTCGACCACATCTTCTGCAACAAACGCAGGTTACGGTGCTCGCATTTTGCAATACAACAAAGAGATCGAAGAGAAGATGAAGGGTCTTAGAGAATATTATCTTGGTATTCAAATGGTCGTTGCGTAATGGCTGAAGACACTAAAAAAGCTAGAGGCGATCTTAGAGATGCGGTTATCGCGTCTGACAATCGTTATGTTAAACGCAAACGTGCAAAGCCTGGTGCCGTTGGCTTTGTTCCTAGAGAATTTGATAACCTCCTCGAAGATCAGGGTGCAAGGATAAGAATCACTCCTTCAGTGCTTTGTCCAAACCGCACAAGTTTGACTGACACCAACCATGTTTTAGATTGTCCAGTTTGCTTTGGAGATGAGGTTGTGGACTTGGCTGGTGAATGCCGTGAATCTTGGGCGTCGATCACTGGCATCAAGCTGGATAAACGCTTTGAAGAGAATGGCATCTTTGATGTTAGAGATGCGAAGATGACATTTCAGGCAGGCGTTAGAGTTTACTACTGGTATAAGGTTGAGATCTTAGATTTCGCTTCAACTTTCAATCAGATCTTAAACAAGAGTGATACTGATTATGATGCGACAAGGTATGAGACGACTCCAAATTGTGGTCTTCAATATCATTGCATTGATAATGCTGCCAGGAAGTATTACCAGAACGAGCATTTCAAGGCTGATGGTCACGGCATAAGATGGATCTCACCTGTTAGACCGGCAGTTGGAACTCTATTTAGTTTGATTTACCCCATCTTGCCAACATTCAGAATCCTGGAGTTGCTCAATGACTCTCGTTATTACTACATCGGCTTCAAGCAAAAAGAGAAGACTCCAGTGGATCTCCCTCAGCAGGCCGTTGTTCGGTGGGACTACTTGTCCAAGAGGTCTGGAACGGGAGTTCCATTGGCACCATGAACTTCTCAATCAAAGCAGCACTAACTGAGAGGGGTTACAACGTCGATTCATTCAAGGACGGTGTGACAGAGGCGTTGAGGCTTGCGGTCGGCAACATTGCTGCGTCAGCTCAGGGCGAGTGGATTAGGCTGGCTCAAGCTAGACTTAATACAACTAAAGACATTTACGTTAATGGACTTCAGCAGGGTCAATCTTTCAAAGTAAAACTCGGCACAGAGATTGATACATATGAGATACAGCTCATAGGTGAGATGCCGAATAATCTTGAATTTGGAATGGCATCTTTTGATATGAAGTCTGTGAGACCAGGTTGGCTTGGCGGTGGCAAGGCTAAGACGGCAAAAGATGGTCACAAGTACATTATAATTCCGTTCAGTCATTCGACAACCGGAGGACGCGGAGCGTACACTGGTAAAGCGGCGGCGGTCTCTGCTCCTGATCTTAAGACTCAGCTTAAGACTACGATGAAGACTTATGGTTTGGATCGAATGGTCAGAACTGCCACAGGCAAAGTCGTTGAAGGGCCTGTTTCAAGGGTTCCAAAAAACGCTCCTGTCCATCCCTATTTGAAGGGTTTGACAAGGATTCAGAAGGGCACCAGTGGCACCACAGCGGGTGGAATGCAGAGAGGTTCTTCTACTTTGAAGACTTGGCGTGTGATGAGTGAGAACAGTCCTGCGTCCTCATGGATTCATCCAGGGCTGCAATCTCTGAACTTGCTCGCAGAAGTTGAGACTTATGTCGATAAGGAACTAGATGCAATAATCAGAGACATATTGGCGGCAGCATGATGGGCAATTATCAAACTGAATATCCACCACAATCTTCTTCGAATGAGGTTGTTTATGGCGTTTTGCCTGTAGACTTTCTTCTTGAAGTCGTTCTCACGCAGGGCGTTGAGTGGTTTAAGAATGATCCAAAAGCTCCAAGCTTAGTCTATGGACATCTCTACAAGCCTTGGCTTGCGAAGTATGGACCCGCGAAGGCTGTTGAGATCAGAGATTACGTCAGAAAGTACGGTGTCAAGGTCGCTCAAAGCTTTGCTCTGATTGATGCACAGATGCCTTCCTTCTCAATTCAGCTACTTGATGGCGGTGAATCAACAGACCGCTCTGGTCTTGTCGATCACCAGAGTATGGTTGATGCCGTAGACTTTGAGCAGAATGTCATCGGTCGTAGTGAGGTTGGATTCATTTCTATGACAGATAATGTTCACATCGGCATTCACAATATCAATACACCTGATCTGACAAAGTATTTGTATTACCTTGTTGTCTATATTTTAAGCTCAAGCAAAGACTTGATGGAGAAGTATGGCTTGATGCTTGGGACATTTCGTGCAACCGATATTTCAAGACTTAATGAATTTCTCCCAGAAAATATGTATTCTCGTTTTATAAATTTCTCAGTTTACACGATTGCATCGTTTGACAAGGGCAGTGTCCCGATTGTTGACTCCATTCAGGGCATCAACGTGGCTACCGATCCAACAGATTTGTCCGATACAGATCTGGAATTGGAATTTGGTATGACGTTGAGTGATATTTCTCAAGGAGCTAAGTGATGACTAGATCAAGAAGATTGGAAAAATCAGAGATTGTCGTTGGGAGTATCTCTGAAGATGTTGCCGAAACAGTGCTGGAAGCCAAAGTTAAGGCTATAATGGAATCAGCAATGCCTGAATCTCAGAAGCAAGAATATTTGCGTCAAATTGGTGCAATTACTCCTGCGTCCGATGAGGGGAAGATTCCTTATAATGTTTATGCAAAAGTTAGAAGAGTTCCAAGGGAAAGCCATAATGCGATGATGGTCTACCCTAAAGCTAAGAATGTTCGGTTGGCATCTCTCGGTGAATGGGATGAAATCTTTAAAGACTTTTAAAAAGTAGAGGAGATACAAAATGTCTATCAAAAGAACCTTTAATGGAGCAACGATCATTAAGCCAGGTGCTTATTCAAAGATCGTTGTCGAAAATCTAACAGGATTCCCTCTACAGCCAACTGGAACAGTCGGCATTATTGGGGAGGCTGTTGGTGGTGAGCCTGGAGTGTTGGATATCCTCAGCAAAGAGGGTATTCAGGATGCAAAAGCACGTTATAAGAGTGGACCTATCGCAGACGCTCTTGAACTGCTCGCGAATCCTTCGAATGACACTCGTATTCCGAATGGTGCAAGCAAGATCGTAGTCTACAAGACTAACGCTGGCTCGCGTTCCTCGAAATACCTGCAAAACGCTACACCTGTGAATATGCTTCAGCTTCTTTCAAAGAACTGGGGATCAGATGAGAACAACCTGAGCGTCTCGGCTGTTGCAGGTCAAATCACGGATAGTCAAGCGAAAGT